ATTAGCACCAAACTCTTTAAAGTTTCGCCGTAAAACTTACAAAGGCGTGAGAGGAATGTTTGACGATAAAACAAATACTGTATTCTTTAAGCATGAAGGAAGAAAGCAGCGCGGCGCATTTATGAAAGATCAAGTATCAATCATTGTAAAATACGACAGCGGATCAGATACATACACAATTACAGCAAAGCATTTCGACGGCTTGACACTTGATAGCACAGAGATCTTTTCTTATGACGGGATGATGTGGGATCAGTTTGCGGACGTTCAAAATTACCTTACACACAACGCATAAAAAATAAGGGGGCAATCGCCCCCCCTTTTCAACAACGGAGTTAAATGATAGTATGTATTTGGTTGGATTGAGGGATCCGATCAATGTTCTTTGAAGGGTCGCAATTGGGGACAGGTTGCGATCCTTTTTGATCTTTTTTGAAGAAAGTTGCATAAATATGTTGACAGTCTGTAAATAAGTTGTTATTATATAAGTATAATCAAACAACACAACAACGGAGTACAAAATGAAATACACAAACACAGAAAGACAAGCACGATACGACAAACTTGATCAGCATTACGATCGACTTTTAAAAATGGATGATGTCGATGGTCTAATTAAAGAATTTGAAATACAATTTGAAATGCTTGATCTAGAAGAGACACAGGCACAAATTGACAAATGCAAAGAAGAAAAAATTATTTCAAGAGATGTACACGAAATGACAAGCCGTGCAATTAGATTTCAAAAGCAATCATTAATTAATCAACTAACAGAAATGGTTAAAGCACGTAAAGTCTTTCGCAGCATGATGATCGGATAACCTTATGTTTAGAACTAAACTCCCTATAATCTGATATATTGCACTCATTGACAGGAGATCGCATGACTCAACAGAAACAACCGCCCGCCCCTTCTAACTGGCTGACTCGCTTTGTACCCTCTTTTATTGCTCGTGCTTTTGGGCAAGTTGAGACAAATCCGCAAGTGCCTGAGCATGGCGCAAGCTGGAGCACTGGCAACGGCGTAACGCCTGTATTCAGCCCCCGCCAATCTATGGCTGTATTCGGCAAGCATGCCTATACACACGCCTGTGTAACTAGAGCCAGTCAAGATATAGCAGCGTTGCCAATTAAACTCTTAAAAGGGCAAGGAGAGCAACAAACGGAAATAGACGATCATGAAGTGCTTGATCTATTTCGCCAGCCGTCAAGCATCACAGACGGCTATTTATTCAGAGAACAATTCATTGTTGATTTGATGATGACGGGCAACGTTTACACGCTCATAGTCGGAGATCCAAAGAAGCCCACAAGCCTGTACAGATTACACCCTGAAAACGTGCGCATCATTCCTGACCCTGTGAAAATGATACAAGGCTATGAATACAGCGACGGCGGATCAACTGTTGTATATCCTCCTGAGCGTGTTCTGCATATCCGCAACGCAAGCTGGGACAATCAAAGTGCTGGTGAATTGTACGGATCGGGCATCGTTGAGGCACTTAACGAAGAGATCACAGCAGACATAAACGCCCAGCGCATGGCGAGCAGTGTAAGCAAGCAAGGGCGTCCTGATGTACTCCTATCGCCTATCGATCCCGCTGACATATGGGACAGGCGAAGACGTCAGGAGATCATGCAAGCATACAAGCAAATGACAGAACACGGCGGGGCTATGGCGCTAAGTGGACAGATCAAAGTAGAAACGCTTGCATTATCCCCTCGCGATCTTGAGTTTCAAGCACTGCGGGAAATGGTACGGCAAAACATTAGTGCAGTTTGTGGCGTGCCGTCAACTGTATTAGGCTTGCCTGATGCAAACTATGCCACAGCCCGACAAGCGACAATCACATATTACGAGATCCAGCAAAAGCGCGCTCGCAAACTTGAGCAATTTATGTCAAGAGTTGCGCAAATGTTTGATCCGTCATTCTATGTTCAAATCGACTTCTCAGGCGTTGACGCTTTGCAGTCTGTACGCACTGAGAAACTAGATCGAATCATCATGCACATTGATAACGGCATGTCACCAAGTGAGGCTTACGCATATGAGGGCTTAACTGATAGCCCATTTGGAGAGACAGAAACAGAAGAGCAAGCCAGCCAGTCAGAAGAAGCGATCGAGCAGGCATTGACGCAACTTGTAGAACGTGCCAAAGAAGACGAAAAAAAAAAGATTGACTCTCTAGAAATGCGGGGCAGTGTTGGAGACAAAGATCCCACAAACTTCCCAAAGGATGGCGACGATCAACAGGTGGCATTGCGCAATTCGGAGTTTAAAAGATTCCCACATGAAGAAGCGCAGAAATTGAAAGAGGAGTGGCCGCAGATATGGAAGAAAGGCGGCAATATCCTCGGTAATAAACAATACAACAGACTCAAGCCAATTGCGGAGCGTGATAGCAGTATTGCAGAGACTAGGACAGAAGAAACGGCGATCCGATTGCGTGAGGCTTGGGCGGCTCGTCACTTCAAGGATTTCCGACTTGCTGGCGTTGTTGCACAAATCAAATGGCTAGTTGTTGGATCTCGTGGACTGTCGCACATGCGCAAAGTAATCAGCGAAGAAAAGAAGCGACTAACAGAAAAGAGATCACTAACTGAGAAGATGACAAAAGCACAAAAGGATCTCTACTGGCAGCAATGGATGACAAAGCAAGTTATTCCAGCTGAGCGCACAATGAAAAGAGCCGTTGAAATCTATCTTGATGACGCTGCGGATCGATATGCAAGACGAGCGCAGAAATTAGCCGAAGAAATTATAAACCAGCAACAAAGAAAGGCGATCGACTTTGCTACTATTCTAGGGCGTGCTTTTGAAATCTCACAGATTCAACAGGTTATAGGGCGGGCGTATCGATCGATTTTTATTCTTACGGGGAACGATACAGTATTAGATCTATATAGCCTAACAGGCAAAACAAAGCCGCTTGATCTTTTATTTGGTGAGCGTCCGATTATGGAACGACAGATCTTAAAATTTGCAAGGCAAATCAACGCAACGAATGAAAAGCAAATAAAGCGATTAGTAAGGCGAGGCATTGAGCAAGGATTGCCAAACAAAGAAATTGCGGAGTCTATACGGCAAGCAACGACATTCAGCCAAGCAAGGGCGCAACGCATAGCACAGACAGAAACGACAAAGGCAATTAATAGCGCTACAAATGAAGCCTACAACCAATTCGAAAAAGAAGAGGGCGTCAAGGTTATGAAAGAGTGGATTGATTCAAGGGATGCAGACGTCAGAGAAACACACGCCGAACTTGGCAGCCAACCGCCGATCCCTGTTGATCAAGATTTTAAAGTAGACGGCTATTCAGGACCAGCGCCCGCTTCTTTTGGAGTGGCTGCAATGGATATCAATTGCCGCTGTACAATTGCGCCTGTTATAGTTGAGGAATAAAAATGAAACTACAAGGAGAGAACATGATCACCGCGTACATATTGATCGGATTGGGTGGGCTTGTTGTTGGCAGTCTTACCACAATAGCAATCACAAAAGACAAGACAGAAAGCCAGCCAGTTAGCCCGATCATTATTGAACCTGTCGATCCTGTGTCTGATGTTGCTAAGCAACTCACAAACCTTGATTTGCTCGTCGAACCTTGTAGCGCTGAATACATCAAAGAAAACGGGGATTTACTTTGTAGGGAAATGTATTGCCGAGTTATGCAGCGTGGAGTCGAAGCGAAAACAGGCGGCGCAGAGTGTGAGGAAATTGCGAACGTAGCGAACTCACAGATCATTATCAATCATTGTGAATCATTCATAGATGGATCAAAAGAGTGCTATGAGAAATACAGAGAGCGCAAATAATTATTCGACACTATATCCTGTATGCTATACCATAACTGAGAGGAGCACAGATGCGTTTTAAGAACTTTCAAGCAAAGCAGACAACACAAGACAAGCCGATCAAGTTTGTAGCGTCTACAGCCAATCCTGATAGATATGGCGACGTTGTTGATCAAAAGGGCTGGGATCTGCGTGCATACAATAGAAATCCCGTTGTGCTATTCAATCACAATCCTAGTCAGATGCCAATCGGCAAAGGCAAAGCCTATGTCGAAAACGATCAACTCATGCTTGAGGTGGAATTTGACCAAAAAGACGACATGGCGAAAACGATTGAGCAGAAAGTGCGTGATGGCTATATCAATGCTGTTTCAGTCGGATTCCAGCCCAGTAAAACTATCGCTCGCAGTAGTTTGCCTGCTGATCATCCTTATCATGGAAAGTCAGGATCATACTTTCAATCATCCGAACTTTTAGAAGTATCTATCGTAACAATACCCGCAAACAATGAGGCTACTTTGTCAAAGCAATTTTCTAGAGAGATCGGACTTGCCGACGTTGCACGCTCCTTGATCATCAACAAGCACATTATATCTGTCCAAGAACTCGACAACGGCAATTATCTTGTTGAGTTTGCAGGTCATTCACCTGATGAAATCGAACAAGAAGAAGACGCCATGAAAGAGGAAGAGTCCGAAGAGATGGGCATGAAAGACGAAGACGAAGAGCGGGCACACGATGAAGATCACAAAGAAGACTCTTATCATGACGAAGACAGCGACGAAGATAAAGAAATGAAAGAAGAGGAATCAGAAGAGGACAAAGAAAAATTCATGTCTCTTGATGATTTCTTACGTGAACTTAGACAATTTAACAATTAGACATTGGAGTACATTATGTCGAATATTGATGCAGTTAAGCAAATCATGGGAGAGTTGAGAAACCTCCGAAATAATCAAGATGAAAAAGTTGCAGGTATCGAGCAACAAGTAAAATCATTGAAAGAAGCACAGCGATTGATGGAAGAATCTGTCTATCGTGCTGACTCTGTAGAAGTTACAGGCACTGATTCAGAACTCAAGAAGTTTGTAAACAAAGACGGATCGATCCGTTGGACAACTGGCAAAACTCAAGTAAAGACAGCCGCAGGAACTCAAACAGTTAACGAGGCTGGCTTGTTGGATACTGAAGAAAACTTGTCAAACTGGCATGTTGAAATGAAGCGTCTTGCTAATGATCGCATGATGGTCAAGAGCATGCTTGTCGGCGATCAAAGCACTCCAAAATTGGATCTTGCTATCGCTCGTCATTTGGCTGTTGCTCCTCGCTCTATTGCTGCTCAAGTTTCAAAAGCAAACTATGACGGCGCTGGTGTTGGTGCTGAATTGATCCCTGATCAGTTCTTGGCAGAATTGCATATGGAATATCAAGTTCCAACTGTAGTGCGTTCTCTGTTTTCTGAAGTGCAGATGACTAGCAACACTATGTTAGCCCCTCGCATCAACAGAGGCGGACGCCCATACATTAAAGGAACAGTGACAAGCGATAATCCAGCATTGTATCCTGTATCTACTGTACAAATGGGACAGGCTCAAATCACTGCAAAAGGCTTATCAACTCGTTATATCCTTGACGAAGAATTGATCGAAGATTCTGCTGTTTTGTTGCTCCCTGCAATGCAACGCATGATCGCAAAAGATATGCGTGATGCTGTTGAAGATGCTTTGATCAACGGTGACTCTGCTGCTACTCATCAAGACGCAATCGCTTCTTGGAACATTCGTGAAAGATGGGGATCGGCTGGTCTTGGTGGCTCAAATGATCATCGTCGTTTGTGGACTGGTTTGCGTGCTGCTGCTTATGATAAGAGCACTACACTTGACATCAACTCTTTTGACGCTGCCAAATTGCTCGAGTTGATCAGCAAGTTAGGCGAATACGCAGCCGCTGACAAAGTTTTGATCGTGTCTCCTGAAGCACTTTACGAGAACTTGATGGGACTTGAGCAAGTGATCACCCTTGACAAGTTTGGACCACAAGCAACAATCTTGAGCGGTCAAATGGGATCGATCTTCGGAATGCCGATCGTCGTTTCTCGTTTCTTGTCTGATGATTTGGCTACAACTGGATTGTACACTGGATCAGGCGCTACAACTGGAATGCTTTGCGTATCTCGTGACTCTTGGAACATCTTTGCTCGTCGTGGTATCTCGATCCAACAAGAGCAGGACATCAAGAGCGGCGCTTATAACATGGTTGCAACTGAGCGCTTGACATTCGATAGCCTTGACGCCTCAGACGTGAAAAACGTTGCATTCGGCTTCAATCTTTAATCTATGAATCAATAGGGGGGCTTTGCTCCCCGCCCCTTTATTGGAGAATAAAAAAATGTCTTATTACTATCCTGAATATGTACGACTTGAAACAACCGCTGGAACTGCTGACAATGTTGTGATCTGCTTCCATGAACGTATGGAAGTTGTTGGCGCTAAGATTGTTGATTTTGCTGGGATCGCTGCTGACGTTTCAAATTATGCAACTTTTCAAGTGCTCGCAAATGACCAAAGCAATATCTTGTTCGAGTGGAAAACAGAAACATCATCTGACGGCGCTTTGACTGCAAACACTTCGGCTGATATGGTAGCGCAAGGTCATGAAGATAAGCGTATCTTTGACGCTGGCGATGCTTTGATCGTTAAAGTTGTAAAAGCGGCAAGCGGTAAAGCAACAAACGCCTGCGTATGCTTGCATTTGCGACAAGCCCGCTCTTACTAACTAACTGACTGACTTTGGATAGAAATGTATGCCTCTTGTTACAACCGATATATTAAAGGAGTACTTGCCTGAAGTTACAGGCACAGGAAGCGATACAGAACTATCCGATTTACTTGACAGAGTCGAGGCAGCGATCGCTCGCTGGCTCGGCTTTCCTTCGCCTGATAGTAGCAACACGCCCACACTAGCCGTAACGACTTACACGCTCTATATTGATTCATATTGGATCGACAATATAAATGTCCTACAGTTGCCACTCAGACCCATTGTAACAATAACAAGCGTACACGCTGATCCTGAACGCAAATATACAGCAGATACAGAAGTAAACAGCGACGAATTTGAGATCGATAAGCAACAGGGGCTATTGATCATCAAGCCTGATACTAGCACTGTAGGATTTACAAAGTCATACAGGGGCAACAGAGTGATCGGGACTTTTGGATTCACTTTATATCATAAAGATGTTGTGCATGCTGTTTGTGTGTATGCTAGCCAACTCCACAGAGCAAAGACAAGTCAAGGCAAGAAAAGTCAGACAGTCAGAGGCGCAACAACTTCATATTTGCCCAATACTATCCCGCCTGAAGTAAAAGAGATCCTGTATCCGTATCGCAATTCAGTTGTGATTATATAGGGGGCTATAATGGAGTTTGATCAACTGTCTCCGCAAATGAAAGGGGCAAAGACTCGCCTGCTAAATCAATTAGAGAAACGCTTAAAGACTGCCGCTCTACAAATGGAAGGGCGATCGAAAAATGTTCAATTTTCACAATTCAAAAATAGTCGATTGCGCAGAGGAAGAGGCGGAGGAAGACTGCGGCAAAGTATAGCGGGCCGATTTGTGATCATAAATGGATTGCCTTCTGCAACTTTACAGGCAGGCGGGCAATTTCGTGGTGAAGAATTATTTTATGCAAAATTTATAGAGTTTGGAACGCGTTTTATTAGACCGAGACGATTTTTGGGCAGAAGTATGGAAATACAACAAAAAGAATTGAAACCCAAATTACAAGACTTGCTTCGCATTGCACTGATTGAGGATTAACAATGTCAAATGCAACGATTTACAGAGTATTGGAAGCGCTCCAAAGCAAGGCGGCAACGGATTTCAGTGCTGGTTACAGTGGGCTCGATATGCGCAATAGCGTCGTTATTGGTGCTTTGCTTGATCCTCCAAGAGTGCCTTACGCTAGTGTATCATTTATTGATTACACCTCTGAACAGGGATTGAATCTGACAAGTTACAGAATGAATGGACGCTTTGAAATCTATTGCTTTTGTGGTGGCTCTGATCTGTCAGATCGTACAAAAAACGTGCTGAATCTAACAAGCGACATTATCAAAGAAGTAACAGAAGATCGATTCTTAGGGCTTGCAAATCCTGACACCACAAGAACGATCGACAATGTGATCTGTAACTTTACAGCAATCGAGGGCGACAGATTTGGATTGGATGGCGTTGCAATCGGTTATATTGAAGTCAATGTAACATTTCAGAGCAGAACAGGAGTGTGATCAATGACTTGGTACGATGCAGAATATAGACGGCGGCAAATAGTCGGGATTGATGCCACAGGCGGATCAGGCACTACAGCGACGATCGACGTTGAATTTGAAGTGCCGCCCGACTGGGATGATTTTTGGGACAACATCCGATCAGATTTCAATGATGTAGTTGTGACAGATTCAGAGGGCGTGATTGTAAACTTTGCCCGCAAATCA